AAGGGTTTTACGGTCGGGTGTATGTTTTTGATTTTATTCCACCTTCCATATGGATTTCCACCTTCTCCCTTTAATGCTTTTTCTTTATGGTTTGGTCTAAAATCTGCTCCTGCTTTAAATTGTTCTTCAAAGTTACCTAATCCGTCATTCTTTTCTGATTTAGATGCTTTTGGAACAATCATAAATGGAAATGTTTTCTGAACTGGTTCTGGTAATTGTTTCATATTTTTACTAAACCAGGCATCTAAACTATAATATCTTGAAAACCCACCGCTATCATTATATTCTGGTGTTTCATCATTTGGCATACCCATCATACCTACGGTATTTCTATTTCTTTTAGTGTCAGAAGCTTTTCTTATTTTTCCGTCATCAATAATATTATCACTAACCAATAGATTAGCTGGAAATCTACCCATTGGACTGGCTTCTGCGGTATCATTATCTTCACTCTTAAATCCACTTTCTTTAAATACCGAACCCTCTGTTCTTGGTTGTCTTGTAGTAGTTTTTTTCTGATAGTTTTCAGAAGGGTCAAGTTGTTTTATATCACCACTAAGAAAATGTTCATCACCTTTAATGGTTTTACCAATTATTTTTGCACCTTTAAATGATTTTTGTTTTTCTACATATTTTTGATAATCTGATTTATATGGTTTTCTTTTTGCGTTTTGAACTTGTCCAAAACTTAATTTATCAATACCGATTGCTTCTTTTGATTTTTTACCAACATCTCGTAAGTCAGGCATTGTTTGATTTTCAGATTCTACATATCCTTCCTCAAATGGTATTCTACAATCATCAAACCAAGTTACACCTTTTCCATTATCTAATACTTGTTCTAAATAACCTTTTTTATCTAATGGTTTCATTGCTACGATTACAACTTCAACTGCTGGTTTTGGTTGAAATCCTGCATAACTTCCATATAATTCTTTTGCTTTATTAGTATTCGCTTTATAACTTCTATCACATTTACAAGGATTACCAGAGTTTAAGGCTTTACCACAAACACTACATCTTCTGTTTTTAGATATCTCTCCTACTTCACCTTTCTTTTTTAATGGTTCAGTAGGTAATGGTTTGGACATTTTACCTTCTTGTTTATCAATCATTTTTGAAATGTTCATTGCTTTTGGAAACCCACTTGCGTATGCCCAATAGATTGGTGTGTAATCAATTCTAAATCCAACCTTTTCTAACATTTCAGCCATACGATACTGAACATCACTTCTTGGTGCTGACATAACAAATGCCATACTACCAGGTTTTAATACTCTGAAACACTCTTGGAATATTCCAATATCTGGCAATACTTTATCCCAATCTCTACCCATAAATCCATAGCCGTATGGTGGGTCTGTGCATAATAAATCTACTGAATTGTCTTCGTATTTTTTTAATACCTTTAACGAATCGCCCTTTACTAATTCACTTTTCATCTTATTTTCCTATAAATCTGGATAATGTTTGAAATTTTATTTGTAACCAACTTTCTAAATTTGGAAGTGCTGAATACATTTTGTCTTCCAAAAACATTTTTCTAAATATTTGTTTGTTTAGTTGTGGAATCGGTTCTCTCATTTTATCTATGGTTTTTGTTTTAGCAGATGATGAAATATTCACATTATGTAATTGCATTAAATCATAATTTCGTTCCATAAGTTCTCTATGTTCTTCTAATTCACTTGATTCTTGTATTGCTTCATCTACTGAAAATGTTTTGTCTTCTTGTAAAAATGGTAATTTCTTTTGTACGGTTTTTAATCCATAACCAAAGACACCATTAATATTATCTGATTTATCTCCGTCAAATATTCTATACATTAATAAATTGTGTGAAGGAATACCATATTCTTCTAACACATTTTCAGGTTTGTATAGTTTTTTCTTTGTCGGTGACCATACTGAAATTCTATCATCTACTAATTGTAGAAAATCTTTATCCGAAGACATAATCGTTACTTTACTATCTGGAAGAACTTGTTTTGCTGTGTATGCTATGATATCATCGGCTTCTACATTATCTATAGACAACATAGTAATTGGTAAATATTCTAAATAGTCAATCGTTCTTCGGATTTGTCGTATCATATTCTCGCGTTCTTGTTCAATCGTTTCAAAGTCATACGCTCTATTTAACCGAATATTTGTTTTTCTTTTAGCTTTATATTCTGGATACATTTTACGGCGGCGACTTGACCCACCTTTTCCATCCCATATTATGATACAACGGGTGGGCCTAAACATATTGATTGTGTAACCTATTGATTTCAGAAAACCAACTATTCCACCAATGTGTGTCCCATCATCATTAGTAGTTGGTATAACACTAAACACTCTAATAAAAGTATTTAGGCCATCTATTATCAATACATTTTCATTCGGGTTATCCCCGTTATCCGAGCCGCTTTGTTCTTTAATCTCGTTAAGAATTGATAAATATCTTTGTTTATTCATCTCCAATGACTTCCTTCGTGTATTCAACATCATCTATACCAATGTTGCCTTTTTTGTATTGTAAGATAGTTTTTTTACATATCTGTTTATACAAATGATTACGAAGTCCGTCATTGCTTTCCATTAACTCTTTGAAATCTTTTGATTGGAATTTATAGTCTTTTTTACGATAAGTTACTGTATACCAAGAACCAGCTTGTATTAACAATTTGTGTTCTTTCATTACATTTAACCAACCACCATAATTATCTATTCCTGAATCAAAATACATATCATAGTCTGCGTGTCTTAAAGGTGGCCCTAATCTGTTTTTGATTACTTGAGCTCTACATTTCATACCAATAATCTTGTTTCCAGATTTTATCTGTCCAAGATTTTTCAAACGAATTCTCGTTGAAGCGTGAAATGGTAGTGCTTTTCCACCACTTGTAGTCCACGGGTCCCCAAACATAACACCTAATTTTTGTCTTAACTGATTTGTAAAAATAAGTGATACTTTTTGACGACCAATTAATTGAGTGATTTTTCTTAATGCTTTAGATATAATGATTGCTTTTGAAGTTGCATATCCGTCTTTTCCAAAATCGGCTTCTATTTCAATCTTTGTTGAAGTTCCTGCTAATGAATCAACCAAAATTGTTACCAATCTATCTTTATCTGATTCGCGAACTTTTACAATAATATCTTCAATCGCTTCAAAAATATCCTCAACACACTCAAAGTGTAGATATAATAATTTACTTACATCAACACCTATTGCTTCTAAAAATTCAACACTAACTGAAGTTTCTGTATCCATATAAACTGCGATACCACCTTGTTTCTGTGTTTCTGTTAAGATGTGTGATGCGAGTAATGATTTACCAGTTGATTCTAATCCGTTGATTTCTGTGATTCTACCAACTGCAACACCACCGTTTTCACGATTAGATATTGCCAAATCCAACATTGAAGACCCTGTTGATACAAAATCCTTAATGTCTGTTGGTGTTGTGTCACTTCCGTCAAGGAAATAAGCAACTTTATTGTCTTTGAACTTCTTATTCAAGTTCTCGGCTATAACAATAGCTAAGTCATCTTTTACTGACTTTTTTACTGACATATTTTACTCCTTAGTTATTAAATAAATCGTCAAATTGTGAACTTGCGTTTTTAACATTAGTGGGTTGAACTTTTTGTTTCTTAGCTTTATCTTCTGCTAATTTTTGTTCAAACTCATTTACTGGTTTTTCCTTTTTTTCAGATGAAGTTTCTTCATCAGGATTTAACCATTCGTTTAACACCTTAGTTAGTTCATCATAAGATAATTCATTATAAATTTCACGAATATCCTTTTGAGTTTCTTTAACTTTCGCTAATACTTTAGAGTCCTCTGTCAATTTAGTCACATTAGGCTTCACTCTAATTGAAGTAGATGGAAACGATGCTCCAGTTTCTTCAGCAGTTTTAAATTCTAAAGTAATATCACGACCGTTTATAGGGTCACTAATATCACCATAGTCAGGGTCTGCGATTATAGAAAGTAGTTCTTGATAAACTGTCTTTCCAAATCCCCAAAATTTAACACCTGCTATTTCTTCACCACGAACCATAACAGGTGCAAAAGTTCTCATTTTAGATTCGAGTTTTCTACCCAAAGTAAAATCGTCTTTATTTCCTGTTGTTTTTAATCGTTGTGAAAATTCTTCAATTGGGTCTGGTCTACCAAAAGAAATCGGTGAAAGATAGTTCTTACCACCTAAATTATAGTGAAAAAATAACTCTATAAATGGTGTATCTGGATTGAATTTGTAAGGAACTATTCTAACTTGTTGTATTCCTGGTTGCGGTTTCCAAAGATTTGAAGTTCTTGTGTTTGTTGATTGTAACTGACTTAACCTTTTTTTAATTGCGTTAATATCCATTTGTAATCTCCTGTTTTTTTATTTTTATTTGTTAATTGTTATTCAGTAATAAATATAAAGAAATTTTGTAAAAATACAAGCTATTTTACCATTCTTTAACATTTATTATTTTAAATATTTTTGTAGGGATAATATTCAACCCCGATTCATTTGTCAATAATAAATTGTTCTGATAGTTTTCCCAGGGTATTGGAAAAGTCTTATCTAAAACTCCATTGTTTAATTTTCTAATTGTTTCGTTTAATGCGTTAATTGTATATAATGTGTTGGATTGTTTTTTTCTGTGTAATGAGATTGTTCCAGGAATTGCTTCATCTCCGTCATAAAAATCCTCAACCATTTCTATATTATAAGTGCAGATTAATTGTCCTGGGTCGTCTTCATTTTGAAATACATATACTTTATCAAATAAAATTGTATATGAATCTATAATCGTATCTATAATAAGGTTTAACTTACTATGTGTTGTAAAGGTGCATAATAGTTGAGTTTTCATTATTGTTTTTCCTTAAAACA